CCCTCGGGCTTCGCGGGCGGGCGCTCGTCGCACGGCACCGCGGTGCTCTTCGACGAAGCGGCCGGCATCCCCGAGGGCGTGTGGACGGTGACGGACGGGTTCTTTGCGAGCGCGATGACGTACAAGATCTGGATCGCGATGTCGCAGATGCGCGACAACAAGGGCGCGTTCTTCGATCGTTTCAACCACGCGCAGAAGAAGCTCGGTTGGCGCACGCGGGCGATGAACGTGCAGGGGATGCAGGGCGTCGACCAAGCGTGGGTTCGGGGGATGATCGACGCGTACGGCGAGGACAGCGATCAGGTCCGCGTCGAGGTCATGGGGCTGGCGCCGCGCACGTCCGAGGACCAGTTCATCCCGGCCGAGAGCGTGCGCCTGGCGATGGGCAACGTGCTCGTGCCGGATCTCGGCGAAGGGCTGGTAATGGGCGTCGACCCGGCGCCGCGGGGGCGCACGGCGATCCGGTTCCGCCAGGGGCGCAATGCGCGCAACTGCGTCGGGAGCGACACGGCGCTTGTGCTCGAGGGCAGCGACAACCTGCAGATCGCCGAGGAGGTCGTGCGGCTCGATCACAAGTACCGCCCGCAGTACGTCGTCATCGACTTCGGCATGGGCACGGGCGTCATCGACGTCCTGAAGCGCCGGCACCTGAACGGGAGATTGGTCGAAGTGAAGTTCGGCGACATGGCCCTGGACAAGAAGGGCGAGTTCGGTTCGCGGGGCGCGGAGTTGTGGGGGCTGCTGCGGGACTGGCTGCCGGGCGGGATGATCCCACAGGACGACGGCACGGAGAAGACGTTGTCCGGCCAGATGCTCAACCGCGGCTGGAAGTGGAGCGGGCGCGAGGATGGCAAGAAGGTCATGGAAGACAAGGCCGCCATGAAAGCCCGGGGAGTATCGTCGCCCGACGACGCCGACGCGCTGGCGCTGACGCTTGCGGTGAATCCGCCACGCCGCGATCGCACCCCCTACGGGGGTGGCGTACAGATCGCGGACGGAGTTGGGAAGTTGATGGGGGAGGGTTGACCGCGTGCTATACTGGGTGTATGCTCCTCGCTGACCTTCTGGACTTCGTGCCGTTGGCTTTGATGTTCAATTCGCCGGCACCGCAGGCGGCTCCGGCGCCCCTGCCGCCCTCGCCGTTCATAGACGAAGAAAGGCGCGCGACGCAGGACAAGGCTGCGCGCCAGGCGCTTGTCGACGCAGCGCAGGGCGGGCGCCAGAGCACTGTCTTCGCGGGCCGGTCGATTGCGATGGCCGAGCAAGCGGCGCGCTCGAAAAAGCGCGCGGCCTCGGACACGTTGGGGTTATGAGGGACGGTTGGGACGAATGAGCCACGAAGAACAACCCGTCAAGCTCTTCACGCGGCTCTTGCGGCCGCTGAAGGCGATGGCACAAAATCGGGCGGCCAGGCTGGCGCCCGAGTTGAAGCGTCTCGCGCTGCGCGATCCGAAGGACGGGATCGTGCGCTTTCGCGGGAACATGACGCGCGTTGCGATGCAGGCGCCCGCGGCGCGCAAGGAACGAGTTCTGAAAGGGAATCGCTGATGGGCAATTTCTTCGACAGGTTTCACAAATCCGCGAAGACGTACGATCCGCTCGGCCACGCTATTGCCGAGAAGGTCACGGGCATCGACAAGAACAAGCGCGAGGCCGAAGCAGTGAAATCGAAAGCCACGCTCGCCGCCGCGGAAGCGGAAGCAAGCGGGCAGGCCGCGGCCGATCGGTTGCGGGTGACGCAGGTCGACACGCGCCGGCAGGACCGGAACCAGGCCGCCGGCGCAGCGGGTGCGACGCGCATCCGAAACGACCAGGATCTCTTGGGGTCTTCGGCGCCCGTCAAACGGCGCGGCGCGTCTTCGCGCGTGCTCCTGGGCGAGTAACGTGGCTGAAGGCGAAAACCCGAAGCTGAAGTACCACATCCAGCGCCTCGGAACGCTGCGCACCGAACGCTCGTCGTTCAACGCGCAGTGGGAAGAGGCCGCGGCGCTGCTGATGCCGGCGCATGTGGGTCAGTTCGTCAGCTACGGCGCGACCGTGGCGCTCGGGCAGCAAGGCCAAAAGAACACGGACCTGCAGTACGACGCGACCGCCGCGCTCGCGGCGATGCGCTTCATGGCGGTCATGGAGTCCCTGGCGACCCCTCGCAACCAGCGGTGGGGCTACATCACGACCGCCGACAAGACGCTCAAGCGCAACCGCCGGGTGCGCGAATTCTTCGATCAGGTCAACGACCGGCTCTTCTCGTACCGCTACCGGCCGATCGCGAACTTCACCGGCAACATGCAGCAGACCTACCACTCCTCGGGGATCTACGGCAACGGCTCGATCTTCGTAGACGCGCCCGACAAGTCGAAGGGGCTGCGCTACCGTAACGCGTTCCTCGGCGAGACGTATTTCGTCACGGACCACGCCGGCATCGTCGACACGATGTACCGGCCGTTCTGGCGCACCGCGCGCCAGGCCGTGCAGGAGTTCCCGAACGTGCCGGAGGCAATCCGCTTGGCCGCGAGCTCGGCGACCGAGTCGGAGCGGAAGTTCCAGTTCCTGCACGTCGTCACGCCGCGGGACGACTTCACGCCGGGCTTGCTCGGCGATCAGGGCAAGCTCTACTCGTCCTTCTACATGGCGCTTGAACCGCAGGCGATGCTCTCCGAGGGCGGCTACAACTCGTTCCCGTGGGCCGTCACGCGCTACACGCAGGCCTCGGGCGAGGACTACGGGCGCGGGCCGGCGCAGTGGGTGCTGCCCGCGATCAAGCTCCTCAACGAGGAAAAGCACACCGTCATCAAGCAGGGCCATCGCATCACGGATCCCGTGCTCCTGATCCACGACAACGGCGTGCTGGACGGTTTCTCGATGCGCGCCGGCGCGAAGAACATCGGCGGAATGACGGCCGACGGCAAGCCCCTGGTGGGCGTGCTCCCGGCCGGCAACATCGCGATTGGCGAAAAGATGATGGAGATGGAGAGGAGCGTCATCAACGACGCGTTCCTCGTTTCCCTCTTCCAGATCCTCGTCGAGAACCCGCAGATGACGGCGACCGAAGTCCTCGAGCGCACCCGCGAGAAAGGGATGCTGCTCGCGCCGACCGCCGGGCGTTTCCAGGACGAGTTCCTGGGGCCGCTCATCGCGCGCGAGCTCGAGGTTCTGTTCATGCAGGGCCTGCTGCCGGAGCCGCCCCCGATCCTCGTGCAGTCCGGCAGCGAGTACACGATCGAATACGATTCGCCGATGTCGCGCATCCAGAAGGCGGAAGGCGCATCGGGCTTCACGCGCACGCTGCAGATGGCGGCCGAGTACGCGAACATGACGCAGGATCCCTCGCCCCTCGATCACTTCAACTTCGACGCGGCGATGCCGGACCTGCTGGACCAGTCCGGCGCCCCGGTTGCGTGGACGCGCTCGGCCGAAGACGTCGCCGCGCGCCGCAAGGAACGCTCGGATGCCGCGCAGGCGCAGCAGGTGATTCAGGCCGCGCCCGGTGCGGCGGCGCTGCTGAAGGCGATGCCCGGCGCGGCCAAGGGGGGCAGGGGCGCATGAAGCTGAACATCGGGAGCGGCGGCAAGAAGCTCGACGGGTATGTCAACGTCGACATGCAGCCGGAAGAAGACCCGGACGTTCTGCTTAACATCGGCACCGAGTGGTGGCCTTTCCGGTACAACAGCGTCGACGAAGTCGTCGCGTCGCACATCCTCGAACATCTGTCGACCCACGAGTTCTTTCACTGCATGAAGGAGATATACCGCGTGTGCCGCGACGGCGCGCAGGTTCACGTCACCTTGCCCCACCCCCGGCACGACACCTTCCTCGGCGACCCGACGCATCAGCGGCCTGTGATGCCGGGGACGCTCATCATGTTCTCCAAGGGGCAGATGAACGACATGCTGGCGAAGGGCGTTCAGTTGACGCCGTTCTGGAAGCATCTCGGCGTGGACTTCTACATGAACCCGAAGATCGTGTACGAGTTCGAGCCAAGCGTCGACGTGGATGCCCCGGACCTTGCGTGGCAGGCCAGGCACCTGAACAACATCATCAAAGAGTGGCGCACAACCCTGACGGTGGTGAAGCATGCTTGAGGGGCTGAAAGAGCGCATCAGGATCGTGCGCACGCTGCTGTGGTCGCGCCGGGGGGCGTACCGCGCCACCTTCCGCGCGCCGAGTGCGCACCTTGTCCTGCGCGATCTCGCGCGGTTCTGCAACGCCCACAGCAGCACGTTCAGCGCGGATGCGCGCGAGCACGCCGTCATGGAAGGCCGGCGCGAAGTCTGGCTTCGGATTCAAGAACATCTTCATCTGCCGGATGAGGAGCTTTGGTCATTGTACTCGGGCAGAGGTTCCGCTGACGAGTAAACCCGCCGCCCCTTTCATAGGATAAGCGCATGTATCGCAACAATCTGGAATTGATGTCTGAGACGCGGTGGAACGCCGTGTTGAATCATGGCGCCCTCGGCGACGCTATCACTTCGCTCCCCGCGATCATCTTCGCGCGCCAGACGCACAACGAGGCGCTGACGATCAAGGTGTGGCTGCCGAACCACCTGCTCGATCTCTTCCGGCATCTGCTCGCGCCGTACGGCAAGTTCGAGTTCGGCGACATGAAAGAGTTTCCGCTGAAGCAGAAGGATCGCGAGGACTGGGGCCAAGGGCCGGTGTCGCTCAACTCGGCGCCGTTCAACACGCACACGCGCAATCGAGTCCACATGGTCGACTTCGCGTTCAACTTCCTGCTGGACGCGGCGCCGAGCAACATGCGCGAGCGCAGCTACCCGACCGCGGCGCCGCTCGGGCACCGCCTTTTGAAAGAGAAGTACGTCGTCTTCCCGGTCGGCGCGACGAGCGACAACAAGCTCTTCCGCGCGAAGGTGATGACGCCGATCCTGCGGTGGTGCATCGAGAACGGCTACCAGCCGGTCATCGTCGGCACGAAGAAGTCCTACGTGAAGGCGCTCGGCGCGAACGGCATCCCCGAGCCGATCATCATCCGCGACGAGGCCGACAAGATCCCCGCCGATGTTGTCGAGTATTGCCGCGACCTGCGCGAGCAGACGACGCTGCTGGAACTACGCGACATCTGCGGCTACGCTTCGGCGGTCGTCGGGGTTGACGGCGGGACGATTCACCTGGCCGCGACGACGATGGTGCCGATCATCTACGGCTTGACGACGACGTTGCCCCGCCACCGGTACATCGCGCGCTTGGGCGATCACACTCTGAGCATCAGGTATGTCGTCCCACGCAACCTTGAGTGCGCCGGATGTCAATCGAACTACACGCTTTTGTTCCACATGGACTTCCGTTTCTGTCCTTACGGGGACAACATTTGCGTCGATCAATTGCACCACGACGATTTCATTTCCGGGCTGAAAGAACTCGGCCTCTAACCTAGGAGAAACACCATGCCTGATCCCGTACTCGCCCCGGCGCCCGCGCCGGCCCCCGCACCTTCACCCGCTCCGGCGCCTGCACCGGCGCCTGCGCCCGAGCCCGCGTGGCACGGTTTGAGCGATCCGAACGACGTTGCTTTCATCGACAACAAGGGTTGGAAGTCCCCGGCGGATCTCTACAAGTCGTATCGTGGCGCGGAGACTTTGATCGGAAAGGACGTGAGTTCGCTGATTACGCTACCCAAGGCCGGCGACACGGCAGGGTGGGACGCGGTCTACACGAAGCTCGGGCGTCCGGTTGACGCGAAGGGCTACGACCTGAAGGCCGGTATGGCGGAGGGCGCGCAGGTTGACGAGGCAATGATGGCGACGATGTCCGGGCTTTTCTTCAAGGCCGGGCTCAACCCCGACCAAGCGAAGGCGATCGCCGGCGAGTACAACGTGATGGCCGCGCAGCGCGCGAAGGATGCGCACGCGGACTACGAGCGCAACGTCACGACCGACAAGGCTTCGCTCATCAAGGACTGGGGCGGCGGCTACGAGCGCATGATGAACTCGGCGCAGACCGCGGTGGCGTCCCTGGGCTTCGACGGCAAGATGGTCGATGCGCTCGAGACGGCGATCGGCTACGCCGGCACGATGAAGTTCTTCGCGGGCCTCGGGCAGAAGCTCGGCGAGCACAAGTTCGTCGGCGGCGACAGCAACGTGAAGTTCAGCGGCACGATGACGCCGCAGGAGGCGAGCGCCGAGATCACGAAGCTCAAGAGCGACGGGGTCTTCCAAGGCACGATGCGCGACAAGCTGAACCCGGCGAACAAAGAGAACGTTCGCAAATGGCAGGAGCTCTTCGCGATTGCGTATCCCGGCTAGGCAACCTGACGCCGCCGGATTGAAATCCTTACCCGGGGGCAGGTAGCAGGACTTGGGGCGCTTCGGCGCCCTTCTTTTTGCCGTATGATATACTTGAAGGGTAGGTAACACCTTTCCCGGAAAAGCGCAAGCCCCGGGAAGGCGCAGGGCGAGGCCCCTCCAATCGAGGACAAGCCAGAGCAGTATGGTTTGTTCAACTTGATTTAAGGAGCTTCACCGTGCCCGATCAGATCACCGTAGCATCAGTTCAAGAGTACAAGAGCAACGTCGAGTTGCTCATGCA